TGATTATTAAACCAGCACGACCACGAGTATCTGCAGTTTCACCATTATGATGACAACATACACCATTACCAGACAACCAACCTCCTGCCGAACGTTTAATACGTCTTCCATTTTGCCATAAACTTATGATGGTTTCAATTACAGTATTGGTCATATTAATAAAAAATAAAAGTCATAGTATATTATACTATGACCTGTGAAAAAAATCAATTGTATTGGATACTTATCTAGCCAATATTTCTACTACATCACCTTGAAGAAAACTAGTATTTGGTATAACTGGATATGTTCCAGTATTGACAATCATCATTCTAACAAAAGGATGATATCCTTGAACATTAAATCCTTCAGTGATTGTTTCTGCTGTATAACTAACTGAAGCAGCAAGAGGATACCATAAACTAAAATCTCCAAGAGTACTACCTTGTAATTGAATATTACCAGTAAAGTTTTCAAAAGTTACTTGAAGTGATAATACAGGAGCTTCAGCCGTATTAATATAACTACTATAGTATGTCACTGGTTGACCTGAACTTAATGGTGGTACATGACTTGGAATAGTTACTACTTTACTTGGTACAAATGATGGTAATACACTATTAACAATTCTAATTATACCACGTGCACCACCTTGACTATCTACAAATACTGGATAGTCAAATGTATCAATTGGTATTTCTAAACTATAATAACAATATTGAGTATTAATGTTTTCAATATCATCTTTAGTTAATGATAAACTGGTTAATCCAGTAACTGGTAGCACTGGTGTTAATGTCTTTTGTATAAGAATAGCAGTGCCATCAGCGTTCAATATTCTGCAAGTTATAACTTTACCACTAATATTAACTGGTTTTTGATTTTGATTGATGAACGAAAATTCAAGCAGATTGTCCACGCCGCGACTGATTATTAGGTCTTTAGAATACACTTTTTCATAACTCCTTTGTGCGCCATCTGGTGAACGTTCCAATAAAACCACCAGCTGGCGTTGATTGTATAAATAAACTTGTGTCTGAGCTGTCACAATAATATGTCCTTTACTCTATAGATTATTTATCAATACATGGTCAATGAATTTTTTCAGAAATTAAGCGCGAATCACCCGTTCATTACGGTTTGTACCTATGCAAATCTAGAATACGTTGGGATTATACAAAATAAAGATGATGTTGTTACTACATTGTATGACTATGGTAGTATTGTTGAACATGATTTAAAGATATTATTCTTAGAATTAGGTGAAAATTGGTGGTGGGAAAGTAATAGATTGATACCAATTAATATATTTCTCAGAGATGATTGGTCAGTATTCAGACCCTATCTAAAAACATTCAATAATAAAGGGTTAAATGTATTACATGGCCCAACAACCAGTTTAAATGAACTGGCAAAAAAACGAATTAAACGTAGAAGTATTACTCTAGTTAAAAAGATGCTCTGATAATTGATGTACAGTTGGATCTTGTTCTAACAAATTCATATGAATTCCTACCAAATGAGCATAAGCACAGGAATGTGACTTCTTGAATGAATAACTTTCTTCATCTTTATCCCAAATTGTTTTACTAATCTCTTTCCATGTTTTACCAATTAAATGTTTTTTTCCTGGTCTAATCAATGAAATAAACATAGATAATCTTGGTATACTATTAATTGGTTCTGGAATTTTTAACATAGTTTCATAATGATAAGAATTACCAATCTGAATCAATTTGTCAAAGAATTCACGATCTTGTAATTTTAACCAATTTGGTTCTTTCATCAATTCAATTAAATGCGATTCATCTTTGATTAGTTTATATAACCAAACGTTTAATAAATCTAATTTAATATATCCACGATTTTCACATTCAGTATAATCAATTGAAGTCATATCATAAGAAGAATCATAGGGTATATCAGTTACATATATACCACTACCATGTTTACGAATGGGTGATACATTTCTCATAGCCGCACTAGTATATTCAATATGTTCTAATAATATATTACGATCACCAAAATCTAAATCAATATCGGCACTAAATTTCATAAACCCTCAATTTGAGCAATAACTGAATTAATCATTTTTGTTTCTTCATTATCACGTTTGAATTTAATATTCCAACGTTCTGGATCAATATATGGATAGATAAGATTTCGTTGATCATCATTTAATCTACTTAAAAATTCTACACCAGTTTTACTTTGATATACCATCCATGGACTAATTTTACCATTGACTATCTGATAACATAATTTATTTACATTAACATATTTAAATACATCACGTAATTGTAGATTTTCATTTTCGCTTAGTGTTAACATATTATCTACTGAACGTTTGACAGCTAACATACCATCTTCACTTCTAAGATGTAGAATCAAATATTTTGTATATACTTTATCACTATTCCAATTATCTAGTGGTGTATTATCTTTAAGTAGTTGGTTCACATATCCTAGTGGATCAACTACTGAAGCTTCTACACAATACAAACCAAACTTGACAAAACCAACATAATAAGCACTGCCAATAAAGTCAATATATTCCTTTTTCTTTTTAAATGGTTGAATTGTTTTATAGAATTTAAGCCAAGATTCATATGCAATTCTATTAGCGGGTTTATCTTTTTCTTGCCAACGTCTTTTCTGCTCACATAAATGTTTGAGCAAATTGCCAGGTTTTACAAAATTTCTTTTGCAATGTTCACAGCGATATTCTTCTGACTGTTCAGTTTCCACTTTCTCTTTCATAGTCTTTGATATCTTCTTCTGATATTAGTTCGCCCATTAAGTTCAAATCTGCTCGTTTCATATTAGGAAACATTTCTGCCAATTTGAATAAATGACGTTGTGTGTTAGTATATTGAACACTGACTTCTTCTAATACATCAGGCTTTAATCCAGAATATATTTTAGAAAAGTATTCTTTAACATCTTTTTTAACTGCTTTATCTTTTAACTCAATCACTTTTGGTTTCATATGTGGAATCCAAGCGTGTTTTTGATTACCAATTCCTGGACTAGCAGAACATAACATTAACCATTGTAATTCAGGATGATCTTTAACATGTTCGTTAAACAAATATTTATTAACATATTCGTTTGTACTACCCAAATAATATTCTGCCACTGGCCCATTTTTTGTTACAGAACTAACCCAATGAGTCATCATATATGGTACAAATTTCTTTTTCTGATCTTCAGTAAGATTTTTATACCAGTTATAATTCTTTGAATCAATAGCAGATAGTGCTTTAAATAAATCAAAGTCTTGATTGGTAAATTTCTCATCTACTGAAACTGCTGGTTTTTTAGTTGCCATTAAAATGCCTGTGAGTAGTCCACAATTTCACAATTACGACTGATTTCTTTTACAAAATATATACAACGTGGTTTTTGATCTTCTTCAATTGGTACACATAAGAATTGTCCATTCTTTAATCTAGGTGCATACCATGTTACATCATGATACACATCTAAGATTTCAATGTCAAGAAAACTGGGTCTAAATCCACTTAATGGATTAAATTCAAATGCTCTAAATCCACGATCATTGATACTGGTTAATGGTAGAGTTTCTAAATCACCCATCTCACTTTCACCAATAAGAATTTGCCAATCTAACGGCATCTTAATAGTACAATCTCCAATACGTAATACTAATGCCGGACTATTAAAACTTTCTAAAAATATTAGAGGAATATAATGATAATCTACATTTTGTGGATTACTATTATCTAATATGGCAAATCTAAGATCATCTATTTCTTCTGGTAGATTTTCCAGATTGTAAGAGCAATTGTCTAATGTTAAAATCTTAATTTTATTTCTCCAATAGTAAACATTTTACTATATAGGCGATGATTTGTCAAGTGATTATGGATATTTGTCATAATCATCTATATTTGAATTTCTCTATCGTGAAGGGATAGTTTGCTTCACGATAAAACTCTTTTCGTTTAGTTAAATGACGTTTAGCAAATCTACAACTACTGGTTAGATCCCAAATTTGAACGAAATCTTTATCTTCCGCTTTTCTAATACCACGTCCAATACTCTGAATAACTCTTGTGAAACTTTTTCCAGATTCAACCATAACCAAATTAAAAATTCTTGGTATGTTAAGTCCAACTGCAGCAATACCATATGTGGCAATAATTACTTTATCATCACTGGTTGCTACTTCATCATACTCAACTTTTCTAACTTTTGTTTTATCTTTACCACTCAGAAATACACTATTAGGTATTCTAGCAGCCAATTCATGTCCAGCAGCCACACGATCAACCAAGATCAATGTATTACCAGTTTCAATAATCTTTTCTATAATCAAACTAAGAGCATCAAGTCTATTTCTATCTTCAAGTAAATGTTTAAGTTCAGATTGATAATCACCAAATTCTAATTCATCTTGTAGTTGTACAATGTTAACATGACACTTGGATAATACATTCTTTTCTTGTAACTCTGAGGCTGATAATTTATTAATTACTGAACCAATACTAACCATTAAAGCAGCATAAGCATATTTGTCTTTGGGAATTGTACCGGTTAATCCCCAACGAATTGGTATCTGTGAGAATACACCAGTAAGTAATG